CAGAAGAACTAGGTAAAAAAATGGTAAATTTAATTACCAATGATAGAGCAAAACAAAACGGAGATAAAGTTTTAACACATTCTAATATTGGAAGTTTATGGACAGCTTATCTTTCAAATCATTTTGGTAAAGAAATATTTATTAGACCCGATATGGTTGCTGATATGATGGAATTATTTAAAATTGCACGTCGACAAAATGGTACTTTTAATACTGACGATTATGTGGACGCAGCAGGTTACGCAGTTATTGGTGCAGAAATTAGAAATAGAGTAAAACCTTTAGGAGATGATTAATGACCGATAATCCTGATGGGCGAAGATGGTGGCGTAAAAAAACTTGGATTAATTGTGATATATTAATTACAGATGAATTTTTTTGTAAAACTCCTGATTTAGATGAGGCAAGAAATTATCCTCCTTCCGCTAAAGCTACTTTTAAAGTTATTGGAGAATCTAACAAACGAACAACAATTGAAGAACTCGATTTAGAAATGGAGAAGAAATTAGATGAAGAAATACTTAAAAAAGGTTTTGGAGTGGCTGAAGAAAAGCCCCCCGAAACATAAAATCGTTATTTGTTTTTGGGAAGATATTTTGTCTTCCTGTTCTTGGGAAAACCTAGATACAATAAAACAATCCCACCCCGCTATTTGTTGGAGTGTAGGTTATTTAGTTAGAAAAGATGAAGAAGTAACTATAATAACATCTGACCTTACTGTTGATGAGAAAAACGGAAAATTTGTCATTGAAGAAGGTGGTAACACTACAACAATTCCTACCAAAAACGTACTAAAATTGTACGAAATCCCCCTAAATTACAATTTCTAATCGTTAGGTTGCTCTCTTGGATATTATGAATATTGACAAGAGTTTAATCGACTATTTAGAAAAAAAATTCCCTGATCAATGCCCTGACATAAATGACCCTGAAAAAGTCGTTTGGTTTAAATCGGGTCAATCAAGTGTAGTTAAACATTTAAAAGTTTTACTCGAAGATAGTCAGAAAAACATTTTAGATAAAAAATTAATACAAGGAGATAAATAATATGTGTGGATTTTCAAGAAGACCAAGCCCTCCACCACCACCTCCTACTCCTGCCCCTCCTGCTACAATAATTAATCAAGGTAGTACAAAATTAAGAGAAACAGCACCAAAAGCACCTGTTTCATCTACTTATAATATAAATCAAGGAGTTGCAGCTAGAAGACGTGGTAAAAGAGCATTAAGAATTCCTTTAGATACGGCGTTCTTATCTCAACAATCGGGTTTAGGCAACACACCATAAGGAAATAAATGGCAAAAGTATCAGTTAAGACAAGGTATAGCCAACTAGAAACTTTGCGTCAGCAATTTTTAGATCGTGCTAGAGATAGTGCGGAATTTACTATACCCTCATTAATACCAAGAGAAGGTTATAATAGAACAACAGAATACCACACACCATATCAAGGAATAGGTGCTAGAGGTACTAATAATTTGGCGAGTAAATTATTATTAGCTTTATTGCCTCCTAACACTCCGTTTTTTAGATTATCAATTGATGAATTTACTTTAGCACAAGTTGGAACAAATGCTCTTAAAGGAGACGTAGAGAATGCAATGTCTTCTATTGAAAGAGTAGTTATGAATGAAATGGAAGTTAATAATTTCCGTACAGCTATGTATGAAGCGTTACGACATTTAATAGTCGGTGGAAATGTACTTTTATATATTACACCTGATTTGCAAATGAAAGTATATCATATGAATAGGTATGTAATTAAAAGAGATTTTATAGGAAACGTAATTGAAATTATAACTAAAGATACAGTAAGCCCTTCTTCAGCACCACCAATAGTAAAAGAAATGATGAAAGAAGAAGGCGATAAATCTAATTACGAAAACACTATTGATATATTTACTTACGTTCGAAGAAACGAGAGTAATGGTAAAGGGTGGATTGTCCACCAAGAGGTTTTCGATAAAGAAATACCAAATAGTCAAGGGACTTACCCTTCGGACAAGTCCCCCTTTATTCCTTTAAGATATACTTCAATTGATAACGAAGATTGGGGTAGAGGATTTATAGAAGAATATATTGGAGATTTAAGATCGCTTGAAGCATTATACAGATCAGTTGTTGAAGGTTCAGCAGCAGCAAGTAAAGTACTGTTCCTTGTAAAACCCAACGGCAGTACACGCCTTAAAACTTTATCTGAAAGTCCTAATGGTGCAATAAGAGAAGGTAATGCGGAAGATGTTAGTACATTACAAATGAATAAAGGTGCTGACTTTAATATAGCATTCCAAACAATGAGAATGATACAAGACAGATTACAATTTGCTTTTATGCTTAATACATCTGTTCAAAGAGACGCTGAAAGAGTTACAGCTAGAGAAATAGAATATGTATCAAAAGAATTAGATGATAGTTTAGGCGGTTTGTATTCTTTATTATCGCAAGAATTACAATTACCACTTATTAATAGATTAATGTTCCAAATGGAACGAACTAAAAGATTACCTAAACTTCCAAAAGATCAAGTCAAACCAAAAATAGTTACAGGATTAGAAGCATTAGGTAGAAGTACAGATTTACAAAGATTAAATACTTTTGCACAACAAATAGCACCTTTTGGCGAGGCAGCTTTAGGTGCATTAAATATTGGCGAATATATATCAAGAGTAGGTGCTTCACTTGGAGTTGATATGAAAGGTTTAATTAAATCACAAGAGCAGTTGGCACAAGAACAACAAGAGGCACAACAACAAGCGTTACAAGAACAAGTCGCACCGACAGTAGCAAAAGAAGGTATGGGTATGGTAAGAGACTCGGCTAAAAAAGCCCAAGAACAGGAAGCTAAACAACAAGAACAAGAAATGGAGAGATCATAATGGTCGAAAAAGTAGACGTACCCGTTGATGAAACACCTAAAGAAAGTCAAGAGTACATAGATAAAATGGTCGAGAAAGCGGATCAAAATAGTCCCGCAGCTCAACCACAATCAGAAGAAGAAAATAAAACGTATGAGAATGAAAGTAAAATACTTGGTAAATTTAATACGCAAGATGAATTAATTAAATCTTACCAAGAATTAGAAAAGAAACTTGGTTCTCAAACTAAAACAGAAGAAAAAGTACCTCTTAAAGCAGAAGAAAAACCTGAAGGTTTAAAAGGTATTGATTTTAATTCTATTTCAAATGAATTTGAAGAAAATGGTAAATTAAGTGATGACACTTATAAAAATCTTGAAAATGCAGGATTGCCAAAATCTTATGTAGATAATTACATTGAAGGACTTAAAGCGTCTTCAGAAAAATTTGAAAATCAAGCATACGATTTAACAGGTGGTAAAGATAATTACTCAAAAATGATTGGTTGGGTAAAAGATAATTTAACACCTGAAGAAGTTAAAATGTTTAATGATGGTATCGAAAAGGATAACACAACAGCTTTATATACTATTAAAGGTATGTATGCTCGTTATTCTGCTTTGACGAGTGAACCAAATTTAGTTAATGCTGAAACTGGTCAAGCGTCTTCAGGAGTGCGATATGAAAGTGTTGCACAAATGAAAGCAGATATGGCAAATCCTAAATACCAAACTGATCCTGCTTTTAGAAAAGAAGTACAAGATAAATTATCAAGATCAGAAATATTATAAAGAATTTGTGGTCATTTAGTTACACCACGAATAAGTATTAGTAAGACTTAATCTTTCTGCGGAAAGGCAATTATAGATACTGCTATTACATTTTAGTTAAAGTTAACTATCCAACAATTACTTATGAAGGAGATCAATTATGTCGAACGCTACAGTTAGTAGAATTGGACAAGCAGCAGGATCAGGCTCAACAACAGCTTTATTTTTAAAGGTGTTCAGCGGCGAGGTCATTACTGCGTTTGAAACAGCTAATTCTACATTAGATAAGCACATGGTCAGAACGATTTCTTCAGGTAAATCGGCACAATTTCCAGTAACAGGAAAAGCTACAGCGTCTTACCACACAATCGGTAATGAAATAACTGGCGGTACTCTAACTCATAACGAGAGAGTTATCTCTATTATGGATTTATTGATTGCACCAGTTTTCATAGCACGAATCGAAGAAGCTATGAATCATTACGACGTTAGAAGTATATATTCTAGCGAACTTGGCAGAGCTTTAGCAAATCAGATGGACAAGCACGTCTATCAAGCAATGTTATTGGCTTCAAGAGCAAGTGCAGCTAGTCCACAAGCAGCAGGTCAACAAGAGACTGACGCTGACTTTGCGACTAACGCAGCTTCTGCCGCAGCAACTATATTTAGTGCAGCAGGGAAACTTGACGCATTAGACATTCCTGCGGACGATAGATATTGTGCGGTAGCACCAGCTACTTACTACAACCTAATTCAAGGTACAACAGTTATCAATAGAGATTGGGGCGGAAGTGGTAGTTACAGCGATGGTAAAGTATTGAAGGTTGCAGGAATAAATATTGTTCCTACAAACAATCTTCCTTCTTCTAACATCAATTCTGGTGTTGCACAGGGTTCGGACGCTTCTCTTGCAGGGAACTTCACGAATACTGTCGGTTTGGTATGGCATAAGTCTTGTGCGGGTACAGTTAAACTATTAGACCTTTCTACTGAAATGGAATACGACATGAGAAGACAAGGTACTCTAATGGTTGCTAAATACGCAATGGGACACGGCATATTAAGACCTGAAGCAGCAATCGAAATCAAAACATCATAATCATTATTGGTTATTTTGTTACTGGAGGGGGCGAGAAATCGCCCTCTCTATTTTTTCAATTTTTAAATATTATGGCAACAGTAATTTCAAAGTTAGAAGCCGTTAATCTAATGATGACGGCGATTGGCGAAACACCAGTCAACACAATAACATCTTCAACAACAACAGATGTATCAATTGCTATTCAAATTTTGGACAATGTTTCAAGAGAAGTCCAAAGTGTAGGGTGGCATTTCAATTCAGATACTAATTACAAATTAGTACCCAATTCAAGTAATCAAATAGAACTTCCCACAAATTGTTTAAAAATAGATACGACGCATAGCTCTAATCATTTAGATTATACGGAACGTGCTAGAAAATTATGGGATAGAAAAAATCATACTTATAATATTACAGAAGAAAAAGTTTATGTGGCGATTGTTTGGTTATTAGATTATGATGAATTACCTGAAGTTGCAAGAAGATATATTGCAGTTAGATCAGCTAGAATTTTTCAAGATAGAATGTTGTCTTCTGAAAGTCTTCACAAATTCCATCAGGAAGATGAATTACAAGCATTAGCAATGCTTAAAGAAGCTGAAGGAGATAATAGAGATCACACTATATTTGATAACTACGATACATTTAGAGTTATAGATAGAAAAGGTTATCAACCCGAATACTCGTCCCTTATGGACGGAGATTTAAAGAGTTAATGAATGGCAAGGTTAATATCAGCTTCAATACAAAATTTGTTGAATGGAATATCTCAACAACCTGATAGTGTCCGATTAGATAATCAAGGTGCAATACAAGAAAATGCTTTATCTGATGTTGTGTATGGATTAGGTAAAAGACCACCAACAGAACACATAGCAAAATTAAATAGTGATACTTCAGTTAATAGAAAATTTCATTTGATTAATAGAGATACTAATGAACAATATGTAGTATTAATTGATAATGGTGCAATTAAAGTTTATGATTTAGCAGGAAATAATAAATCAGTAGTTACCCCTGATGGTACATCTTATTTAAATTCTACAAATCCACAAGCAGATTTTCAATTAATAACAGTTGCTGATTATACGTTTGTTATTAATAAAACTAAAGTAGTAGCCAAGTCAGGATCAACAGCAACTTCTCGACCTGATGAGGCAATATATTATGTAAAAAATGGTCAATATAAAACTACTTATAAAATTACTATTGATGGTTCTGAAGTTGCAAATTATGAAACACAAGATAATTCAAATGCTAGTAATGCTTCATCAATTACAACAGATAATATTGCAACAGAATTATACAACGATTTAAACTCAAATCTTTCGGGTTACACAATTGTTAGAGATGGATCAATTATTTATGTCTCTAAAAATAGTGGAACATTTACGTCATCTGTAAGTGATGGTTTAGGTGGAGATGGATTAATACAATTAAAAGATAAAACAGGAAGTTTTTCTGATTTACCATACAAAGGATATACAGGTTTTGAAATAGAAGTTACTGGCGATAAAGGAACTGAATACGATAACTACTTTGTTAAATGGGACGGATCAGCTTGGGTAGAAACAGTTAAAGATGGATTAGATAATTCATTTGATACTGCAACTATGCCTCACTTATTAATAAGAACAGCTGACGGAAATTTTAGATTTTGTAAAGCAGATGGAACTACTTATACAATTGGTTCTACTGATTATGATGAGCCAGT